TGGTACTTTGAACACACCACCTTGATGCGAATCTTAAGAGCACCACGCCAATTGCTAAACATGTTGGAAAGATACGACAATGGAGTGTCATAATGTCTATATCCAACAATGGCAGTGGCACCATTCTGCAAAGTGACGTAATCACGTAGAGTAGGTGTCACACGTGCATTGAACATCTGTGTGCCCTCTGCATCATTTGTGGACCAGCTAGTACTACCGAAGAATGATTCTTTCTTCTTCAAATAGTTCAACGCAAGCTCATCCTGATTTGGCAAACCAAATGGTGTGGGATCAATTGCCAGCTCGGTTTTGGGATCGAGCGTCAGCTTTTGATATGGCACACTAATTTCGGCTGTTGCCAGATGGGGTGCTGACATCTGGTAGATTGGCATCACATCAGAAATGTTGGGAGGATTTGTATACCCAAATAGGGCAGCGACCTTGGAGACAGCATTAGCTCCAATCTCAGTGGCACGCGCAAAGCGTCCAATAATGGGAATCTTGGTCAGCATCCCCGCAACATTAGCTACAGCAGTTGCTGGCTTAGAAATGGCACCATTACCATATTCATCAGCCTGCAACGCGAGTCTGTTTGTGGTTCCCATCAATTCCACGTCGGTCATCCATGCGATTGTTTTCACCGTGATACTCGTAGGTGCTGTGGCAATAGCCACAGCAAACGAAGCAAATGTGACAAAATTGAGCGTACCCATATTAAGCACATCCGTGTTGCTTGTAATATCCAACCAATTCTTATGATAAAAGAACGGAAGTTCCATCTCACCACCAGCATTACGCTGTGGCTCAATGTAAAATCCAGGTTGTTGCGAGTACGGAATCCGCAAAGGAAGATCCGAGGTTGCGTTTGTCCTGATCTTGTCAGAAACAAGACCTAGGAGTGGACTATAACAAGCCCGCATCAAACCATACTGAAATGGTGTCGCATTGATGACAACCTTGACATGCAATTTACCACGCAAGAAAGCATAGTTGTTGATTTTGTTCTTCACCACAGTTGTGTTCAAGAACAATTGCCAAGGTTTAATCGATCGCGTCACTCCAACAGGATTCGAAGTTCCCCAAGTGAAGGTATCAATGGTGACAGGACGACCCAGAAATTGGCCTAAACCTAAATCTGGAGTCGAATCAACCACTGCAATTGTGTCATCAGCATTCGAGGCCATCAT